TTCCAATCATCAAAAGCTCGTTTAGCGTCGTTATAATTTTTATAGTAATCATCAACTCCGCCTACCCAAACTATATAACGCCAACTTAATGGATATTCATTTTGCATTATTTTCTCCTATTATGTGATTTATCGCATACCTATTGTACATAAAAAAATAGGCGGGTCAATTCCCCGCCTTATCTTTCTTATTTCTTTTAGGTTTTTTGCCTCTCATGTAAGTACCAAAATCTTTTCCATAAATCAGCATTCCTATCCATTTTAATAAAAACATTAAGCAATTTTCCTATTCTCAGCTTTGGCCGTTACGTTTATAACAATTACATTTTCTTGTAAATCATTATCTAAAACTATTCTTTTATAGTTAAAAGCTATCAAATCATTTATTTGGGCTTTTTGTTTTATTCCTGAAATAGACAATCTTCTATCACCTCTATTTACAGTTTTATAAAATGAAATAGTACAAATTGTATCGTCTTCATAATAAGCCAATAACTTATGCTTTTCGCCGTTTACCATTGTATCAAAATCAATACCAAATAATTTGGCAAATCTCCTGATACTTGTATTAGCGTCTATTATAGCCTTGTTTAACATTGTGTTGGTTAGCCTGAGCTGACCAAAGTCAGTGTTTAAAGTTTTTAAAATTTTATCTTCTTTATTCATCGTTAGCCTCCTTATTTTCAATTTCTTCATTAATAAAATCTCGCAATTCAATTATTTGTTTTTTATTCCAAACATCTCTTACAAGATAATTAGTTCTCATAATATTTTCTTCATGCTTTTCAACATTTAATAAGGAATTATACTCAAGTTTTTCATGTTCCTTTTCGTCATATTGAAAACCATTTCCCATTTCATCTTTAGTTTTCCAATGTTTCATTTAATCCTCCTGAACATAGACAGTATCAAATCTAAAATCACCAAGAGTCCAATCCTTGATTTCAAAAATATTCTCTGAAATTATGTGCTCTTGTAAATCATCTTTAAGCTTTTGTGCCTTTTCCTCAGCTTCTTCTTGAGTATTAGCTTCAACAGAAAAGTTACGATCGAACCACACACTAAAATCAAATTTAACGGTGTATTGTTTTAAAGAAAATAAATCTTCAAATTTAATATTTTCTTTAGCCACTTTTTTGGCCGTAGCATCGTATTCAGCTTCGTTTACATAAGAATATGAATTTAAAAACTCTTCTTTTGTTATCTTGAAAAAATCTTTCATCTTTTCAAGATCATCTACAAAATCTGTTGAAGGTTCTTGTATATACCAAGAAAATCCATCAGGTAGCCAAGACATTTGAAAAGAATTAGCATAAGCTATTAAACTAGGTAAATTGTTAAACTCACGTTTTTTACCCTTATTATCAATTATTGTTATTTTAAACATTATTGTCCTCCACGTCATTTTTATAAAAAATTACAATGCAATCTATCTCTTCTCCCTTGGGTACATCGCCTTTTCTTTCAGCGATAATTTCCTCAAGGTCTTGAGTGTCTGCATATCTCCAATTAGTGTGACCTAAGTTTTGTTCACATGCATCATCTATGGCATCACTATTATATCTACTCATATCTAAGCTCCCATACTTGATGCTACTATTTCCATCTCTTCTTCAGCTGAAATGCCAAGACGCTTATTCCAATTTTCACATATATTTTCTATATAAGTAAAATCGCCTACAAATTTATCTAATTCTGTAGGATCATCAGGATTTATTTTACCGAGTGCATAATAACCTGATTGTTTGTAAATAACTTTGACAACCCTGAATTTGTCATCGCCTTCATTAATCATAGTGAAACAATGTTTTACTTTATTAGTCATATCTAGCCTCCAAGCTATTTGTTTAAATTAAAATAACGATATGCGATTTTTTCTATAAGATCAAGTCAAAAGTTTTATTCCAATCAAAAGGCTCAGGACAAAAGTAATATGGCTCTAATTTTATCCCGTGTTCTTTTAACTGTATAGCTTGATCAGCTTTATATAAATGAAGACCTTTAAGGCTTTTAACCAAAATCCAAACCGAAGCTTCTTTATGTAAAGTTATCCAACTAATTTGTTGAGGGCTTAAATTTACAGCATTAAATTTTACATATTTCAATTCTACAAAATGAAATTTATGATTGTGGTCACAAATAAGTAAATCAGGAAGACCTAAAGTCATCCAGTTTTCTATTCTACTAAGTCGGATAGGTTTATTGTAAAGAAGAGACGCTCTCTTTAACTGCTCGTACAGTCCCGATTCCTTTTTTGTTGGGCTTCTCTTCCTCGTGTTCAATAACGTCTTGAGCGTATTTCGGTTCATTTTGTTTAAGTTCCTTCAAAGCTTTGAGAACTTCTTCTTTAGACATACTATCTATAGTACCGTGACGGATTTCAGATTTATTTATATAGATATTACCATTAGCTTGGCCTCGTCTATATTCTGCCTGAACGGCGGCTGAGTATGCTCCATTCTCTATAGCCAAATCTCTTATTCTTTGTAAGTCTCGTAAATGTCTTTTAAAATTAATACCATACTTTTCATCTAGCTCATCTCTATAAGCTTGAATAGCTCGACAAATGTGAGGACAAATTTCAGGGTTGGTCATTTCATAAGCTCGAGTGTGAGCTGAAGAAGCGGGATAGCCCGCATTGATTGCGGCCTCTCTCAAAGTTATCATTCCATCATTGGAAACAAGTTCTTTTACAAACTTCTCTTGCTTTCTAGTCAGTTTACTATGTAAGTCTGCTTTAGGTCTTCCACGACCCTTTTTCAAAGGCTTTAAGTTATTCATCCTTTATATATATACCAGAAAATATTTTTTTGCAAAAAACTTTTTCGGCCTTAGTAAAGCCAAAATCGATTTAATATTGTAATGTTACATTTTTGAAATCAAATATGTAACGAAATATGTAACACTAAAACCCTTATATACTAAGGGTTACAGGTATGTGTTACATATTTTACACCTGTTACACCTATTTTTAATAAAAAATATTTTTTTTATTTTCAGCTCTATATATAAAGGAGATTAATAAATGTAACTATTTTTCTTGTTTCGTTTTCCAGAAGTATTCGTCAGTATCTCCGAGTCTCGTATTGTTTCCATTCTCAACCTGATACTCAATAGTACTAACTTTAAAATCAGGCATCTTTGGCTCGTGAGGCGTGAGACTATTATCATAAACTCTCATCCGATTATTAGGATACAAACAGAACTGCCCATTATTGAGCTGAAGCAGATTAAAGGACTTATGTTCATCAGGTGTTTCAGCTGTACTATAATCTATTGTGTTAACATCTATGTGATAGTTATCTAGGGTAGCGATATAAGTACCTTTTTGTACGCCGTAGTCTCTTGTTAGGACTTCAAAGTCCATTGACCCTATAAATTGCTTACAGATAGCTGTAACGCCGTAATCCATACAATTCCAGAACTGAAGATTATTGAGTGTCATATCAGGCTCGGGAGCCGTGGGCCGTGAAACGAAAGCACTAATGGGTAGTTTATCGAACAAAGCCCCATATTGAGGTAAAAATGTCTCGAAATAAAAGGCTCTTCCGGGAATAGATTTAGCTGATATCCAAACGCCTTCGACAAATTCGCCGTGACCATCTTTCAGATCACGGAGATATTCTTTTCTCACGAATACTTTTTGTGCTGGTAGGTTGCATATGAGTTCGGCCATTAAAAGAGTTCGCTGAGGGTTGTTTCTCGAGCTGAGGCGTGTGAGACTCGGATTACTCGGCCATATTCTTTTTCTTTTAATGCTCTTGGGTCGTCTTGTGTTGACCAATCATCGTCATCGACAAGCTTTGCATTTCGTTTTTTAAGGTTTTCGGTTACATCACGAATAGCCTGACTGCCGGAGGTCCGTAAGCCACGACAATCGGGACATAAATTTTGTTTTTGTCTAGCGTGTTTTACTTTTTTGAGTTGCTCCCCGCATTCTCTGCAACAATCTACATTTTTTAAATTATTCATTAGTATCCTCTTTTAATAACAATTAGGCTTTTTCTTAACAAAGCTACATTTTCTTCATCGCCTTTCTTTTTAAGGCGTGAGACTTCTTCATTAACCAGAGCTTCTATTTCTAATATAGCCTCTGCCCATAATGGCATTTCATCGATCTTAATCCAATCATTCATTTATATTTCCTCTGTTTCTATATAATCTATAAGTAATTCTATATTCTTAGCCATCTCCTGACACCTTACGAGTGTGTGGATTTGTTCATCTTTAAGTCTTTTACGATTACGCCTTAAAGCTTTACCATGAGCCAAAACTTTTGCAAGACACCATCGTAACACTTTAATCGTTGTTTTTTCATCCCTAGGCTTAATTTCTTCAAAGAGATATATGAGCCGTGGGTCTTTCTTCAAGGTACGGCTAAGTGTTACAATGGGATCTTCTTCTTTCATTTTTTCCTCAAAAGTTAGGCTCAAAGAAAATACCATCATTTAGAAGTTTTTTCTTTTCTAAGGCCTGAAGTTGATAAATACGAGCTGCTTCAGGTTTATCCGCCCACTCATAATTATATTGAAGAGACCTAAGTCTTTTATATTCTTCGTGAACATCATTAAGCCTATCGTCTGAACCTTCGCATTTTAAACGATCTTTTTGTTCTTTAATCATCTTGTTCTCTCATGTTAAATTCATTAAATAAACTGTAACAAGCTCTGTCAAGAGCTTTAATATCCGATAACAAAACCTCATTAAGATCTTTTATGGACAGAAGAGTAGTATTTATAGCTTCATAAGCGTCGTGAACCGCTTTTACTTGCCTAACAGTCATGGGTTTCATTTGCCATAACCTTCGGGACAACAGTCCTCACAAAATATTTTGTCATCAAAAAAGAAAGCAACTTCGGCACAAGTCTTAGCACCGCAGTTATCACATTTTCTATCATAAACATAACATTGACTGCAAGTCTCAGGGACTTCATCATCCCCAAGCATGGAGCTGTAGACGTAGCCACAATCGGTACAACTAAACCTACTCATAATAGTCCCCAGGATCTATATCAAACTCATGTCTCATTTTCCACATAGCACTATTCATTTCTCGTATGTCCGATAAATAAATATCTTCTATATCTCGGATATTTCCTAAGACAGTTACTAAAGATTGATGAGCTAATCTAATAGCTTCTCTTTGTTCAGAAGATAAAGCTTTTACCCCCTTCTTTCTGTTGGTTTTAATTTTTTCTTGTTTTAATTCCCAATCTGTTTTTTTAGTCATTTTTTTCTCCTATATTTAGTTGGTGTGGAGCATCTTGAGGTTACGTCACTAAGATAAATGCTGAGATCTACCACAGTCCTGAACGAGCTAAACACTCCACATATACAGTTATAAGATTTATCGCATACCATGTCAAGCACAAAAAATTTACATTTCTATTTTTGCATGACAAACTTTACAAAGACAAATGCATTTTTCTATTTCAGCGTTGATTTTATCTATGTTTCTGTCTTCACTAACAATTTGTGCAACACTTTTGTATTTTGACTCGGGGGCCGCGTGATGCCATTGCAGATTTATGGCTTTTGCGTTGTAGCCACACTTTTCACAGCCGCGTTCTATTTTACATTGATTGACATAATCTCTCAATCGAGCTCGAGATCTGGACCATCTACTGCTCATATAACAGAAAACCCGTGAAGGATAGCTTCACGGGCTTCTATTTTTTGCAATTTAACCTCAATGAATAGGAGTACATTGAATCGTTTGCTTGAGTATCTCTCCAGAGCGCTATTAGACATTACTAAAAAAACCCTATATCGTCAATCCCATATATTAACATATTTATATTTTTTTAATTTAGCCCGTAAATCGGGGTCGGTGCATTTTTTACAAAAAAAATGTATAGCAATTCGGCTATCCCCTATAAATAATAAAATATTCTTATAATACACAGAACTTTTAGAGCTGTTATCCATATCAAGTACATAATCATCTGAATTAAATACCGTCATTTACTCTTATAAGCTTCTTTAATTTCTTCGATGCTTCGGTTGCAACCGATGCAAATTTTTTTTTCATCTAATTTACAAACGCCAATACATTTACTCATTTGTTTTTTACCGCATTGTTTAAAGAATTGACTACATCATCTATATTTGGCTCGATTTGCCACGGATTATAAACACATTTGTATTGTTTTGGGCAGAAAGATTCGATCATCATTTCGTAGGTTTGATTATTTCCAATATAAATACACGCCATTTGTCCTGTTTTAGACATAATTCTTTTTTTTAATCGACACGTTGTGTATTTAATTTTGTCAGCCTTACCTTGATTCTTGAGCTGTTGTTTGGTGTATTGTTTGGATTTATATTCATATGCGGAAGCTTTTTTAGACCAGACGGAAGCAACTAATAAAGCAAGACCTCCTACGATAAGCAAGACCTCCTACGATAGAAGCTACAACTAACCAAGCAATCCCCTCTCCTACCTGTCTTCTTAATTTTTGTTGTGCATAAATAGTTCTTTGGCGTTCTTTTCTTATTTGACCTTCCATGGCTAGGAGCTCTTCGTAAGCTCCCGGGCCGTGGGTCAAGTTCAGAAACATCTTGAGTTCGTACCTTTGTTCCTCAAGTTTCTTCTTGGCTGCATAAGCAGCGAGAGCTGCTTCCTCAATCGATCCAGCTTTAAACAATTTGCCAAACAGGGGAGGATTTTTCGCTTGTTTTTCAGCATTGTCAACATCAGAAACAGCTCCCATCCAACGGCCGATGTCTCCTGACATTTGCTCAATGTCACGAGCTGCGGCAAAGCCAGCCTTAATGGCTTCAAAAGATTTCGTTGCGATTCCCATCGCAAGCGAGATAGTAACTGGGTCCATACCGAATTATAACATGTTTTTGAAAAAAAGTGAAAGTCAAGACTATTAATTTAGAAAAATATTTTATATGATGTTTAATTCAGAGGAGAAATATATGAAAAATTTACCAAACAGAAGACCGTGTATTACCACGGACGTAGGAGAAGGTTTAGCTGTGACCGTCTCTTTTCATCCAGAAACAGCTATTCCAGTAGAGGTTTTTTTATCCGGTAGAGGTAAAAAAGCATCTGATGGACCTATGACAGATGCTTTATATAATATAGGTGTAGAAGCGTCTAAATTAATGCAAAATAAGGATATTCAGTTAGCCGCTGAGTGATCTTTGGCTTTTCTTAAAGTCATTTCGGCATCTACGAGCTCTTTTACTCTCTGTTGTTCCTCAGAAACATATTGAGAGTAGATGAACCGTAGTTGTCCACCCAAAGTTCGACCTTCTTTGGCTGCAATTTTCTTAATTTCTAAGTAAACGTCTTTAGGAACTAAGATGCTTTTCCATTTTTCGGTATCCATATCGCATAAATCCTTTTGTTTTACGGGATTATATGCGAGAATATACAATCACGTCAATATTTATTTTGATTCGCCCCAAGATGG